CTAAAGCAACACCACAACAACCTGCACAACCGCAAGGAATGCCACCACAAGCCACAGAACAGCCTATGGAGACGCAACGACCACAAGGCGACATAAACCCTCAGCAACAAGTTCAGGAAGTCCTAGAACAAGCCATGCAACATATGAGCGAAGAGGAACGACAAGCGTTTGCTCAGTTACCGGAAGAGAAGAAGATTGAAATTATTCAACAGTTAATGATGCAGGGAGGTCAATAATAATTGTTACCTCAAAAAGAAAAGCTTGAAGAAATTGTAAAGTCACTCGCAAAAATTATGCGTGTTCAGGATTGGGATATTGACCTATCGTTAATTACTAAGCTTGAAATGCAAGAAGAATCGGGCAGTAAAAACGATGTAGCCTGTTGCATGAGAAATAGAAAACTAAAGTACGCAATGATTAGCCTAAATACTGACCACGTTCAAATTAAGGAAGACTGGTATCAAGCTATTATTCACGAAATGTACCATATCATTACGGACGATTGGCATTATCACGCAACCGGAATACTTGATTTCGTTAAGGATGAATCCACAAATACCAACCTTGATAACACAATGAATGTTTATTATGAGAGGACAATGGAGATTTTGGCAAAGGGATTTGTCAACGCCTATCCTGTAACCAATTTTATCAAGGAGGGAAATAACGATGCTAAAGAAATCAACTTTCAAATCTAAGAATAGTATTGGGAGTTCGGGGGAAATGGTTGGGGGTCCCATGAAGAAGGGGCAAGAACCATCGCCGATTAACGGAAAAAAGCCAACCGTCAAGATTGACATTATGTTATCCAAGAGTATGCCCGGGATTCCTATGCCTGGTAAGGGAAAGAAAAGCGGAACGAAAAAGGGGAAGTGTTAGGAATGAAAAAGTATATTGGCGTGAATATTATTGAGGCTAAACCCATGAATCTAGGTGACTATAACAAGTTCAAGGGGTGGGAGATTCCTGACGATGAGAATCCTGAAAAGGAAGGATATCTCGTTAAATATTCCGATGATTACATTAGCTGGTCGCCAAGTGATGCATTTGATGATGCTTATCGCAAGACGGACGAACTAACATTTGGGCTTGCAATTGAGGCGCTTAGAAAGGGGAACAAGGTTGCTCGTCTTGGGCGGAATGGAGAAGGAATGTTCATTTATTATGTACCTCCTAACTGCTATCCTTCGCAAACGGAAGTAGCTAAGAAAGAATTCGGAGATACAGCTTTACAATGCCTATCTAGCGATCAAAAACGTCAATGGAACCGTAAGTACATGGGTTCCATCCATCAATGATTGCCTTGCTGGTGATTGGCAAATAGTCGAATAGCCAACTGACGAACCGAGAAGGTTCTTATTTTATGCCCATTTTTAACGAAGGGAGGTGGTAGCAATGGCAGAGAAAATGAAAATTCCACAAAACAGCGCAGGGTACATCAAGGCAACCAACATGGACAAAAAGAATGCTGCGCCTAAGAAGTCAACCGGCAAAGACCTTCGTTCAGGGAAATAAGGTATTCCATTAGTAAATGGTTTACCAAGGTATACCTAATCACCATAGGTATACCTTTTCTTTTGCCTAATTTGGGGCAAGGGTCATCTTCCTTATAGATGCAATACGCAGGAGTGCGGATACTCAAAAGGAGATTGACAATGTTTATTTTCAAACTAAGACACTTACGTCCAATGATGGATGAGTTAGATAGCGGCGGAGGTAGTGAAGTCGCCCCACTACAAGAAACAACTTCAACGGAAACAACCACAGACACGGATACCTCGACAGAAACATCGACAGATTCCACAGAGTCCACAGGCCAAGGTGAAGGAACGACCGATAAGTCGGATGTTGAGGTAGACACCAAGCCCAAACAAACCCCTGAACAAGACAGAGCCTACGCTGAACTTCGACGGAAGTCAGAGGCGGCAGAACGTCGAGTGGCAGAGGTCGAAGCGCAACATCAAAGGGATATTCAGATTGCCAAGAAGTTCGGGCAATACGGTGTGTTCTCCGATGCCGATGTGGCCGAGAAATATGGCAAGTCCCATGGCATCCACAACGTAGCGCAATTTGAAGAGGCTCTAAGGCGACAGGAATATGAGTCTAAGGGAATTGACCCAGACATGGTTAAGAAGCTCGTAGATGAACATCCAGACCTTCAGGCGGCAAGGGAATTTAAGCAAGCTGCAATTCGGGCGCAGGAAGATAATTTCCTTGTCAGTTCATTTGATGAATTGACAAAGGAGTATCCCGAGATTAAGGGCGTTGCAGATGTACCGCCTGACGTTTGGCGTAAGTGGAAGAATGGCAGTACAGGGTTAACACTTCCGGAGGCTTATCTTGTTGTCGAGAGAAAGAATATCGAGACGAGGAAGGTTGAGGCGGCCAAACAAGCCACGCTGAACAACATTCAGTCGAAGGATCATGTGAGGGGTAATGGTAAGGGAGTCGAAGGGGATACGGTGAGGATTCCGGATGATGTTATGGAGATGTACAAGAAGTTTAATCCAGGTAAGTCAATGGATGAGTACAAGAAGCATTATAAGGCTTCGCAAAAATAAGGAGTGAGTTAAATTGGCATTTAAAGTAGTGGGACATCTGGAAGGGGCGCAACCGCCTTATGAGTATTATCTTTTGACCGATAACGAAGGGGCAACATTGGGTGAGGCGTTATCTCAAACGTCTGGACGATTGACAAAGTGTGCGGCTACAGCAACGCCGGAGTTTATCGCAGTAGCTAGTCGGACTGCTGAGGCTACTTCTGTTACTCCATTGCCTGTTATTAGGGTAACTGAGCTGATTGAGTTTTCTACGCAAAGTATGGCGACTGTGGCTGCGACGTTGATCGGCGCGAAGGTTACTTTGCATACTGATGGGCTATTAACCACAGCAACAACTTCGAGTGGCGCGTTTGAGATTAGCGCGACTGATGGGGCGACTACGACCTCGAATATTAAAGGGTATTTCAGACGCTAAGTTAGTGAATTAAACCGGTAAGGACTTCTCGAAACGAGGGGTCCTATTTTTATTGAAATTTTAAGGAGTGAAGGAAATGATTTTTAGTAAAGCAAGTGGTATTAATGATTCGATCTTTGGAAAATCACAAGAACCTATCAAGATGATGCTAGAACAAGCTGAAGAGGCGTTCCAAAAGATGAGCATCATTGACAAAGTTTTCTACATGGATGAGACTAAGGATTTCGCGAATAAGTACACTAGTGAAACGTCACTCAGTAACTTCCAACCTACTGGTGAGAGTGGCAAGTATCCTGAAACCTCTATGCAAGAAGGTTACTCGAAGGTAATTGAACCTGAGACTTGGCGTAATCAATTCGCAGTTACTCAGGAGATGGTCGAAGATGCCAAGTTCGGAAAGGTAAAGAGTCGGGCTTCTGCCTTTATGCTTTCCCACAATAGAACAAGGGAACTCTTCGGGGCTGGAATCCTCAACAACGGAAACCTGACAACCATGACCTTCGGAGGAAAGGCGTTTAATATTGCGGGTGGAGACGGTAAAGCAATGTTTGCGACTGACCATCCTTCAATCACTGGCGGTACTGCGGCTCAGTCTAATCTGTACAATGGAGCATTTAGTTACGATAATTTGTCGTATGCTGAAGAAAAAATGCACTATTTTAAAGATGATGACGGAAACCTTTTGAGTTGTACCCCGGATACAATCATTATTCCTGATAAAGCAAGTATCAAAAAGCTCGTTTACGAGGCCATCGGCTCCGACATGAACCCGACATCTGCTAACCTTGCGACATCGATACACTTCAATCGCTGGAATATTGTGGTAAGTCCATATCTTACCGCACTCGCAGGTACAACCGCAGGGGCAGAATCTTGGATTCTTATGGACTCCGCGTATAATGAGGCCTATCAAGCTTTAGTTTGGTTGGATCGCATCCCCTTAACTACGAAGAGTTTCATAGATAATACAAATGATTCCAACGTTTTCCAAGGAAGAAGTCGTTATGCCGCTGCTTGTAACTCGTGGAAATCTATTCTCTGTTCCGCACCTGGTCTTGCTGGTGCAAGCTCATTCTAGTCAACTAGGCGGGTAGAAATACTCGCCTTATCTTTTTGAGGAGGTAACAACATGACCGAAGGAATTAGTAACTTTACCATCATAGACGCAAATTCTTTCTCTATGGGAGGCGTACCAATAACAGCAACCGCCACAGAACTTAATCGTTCCATGAAGAAAGTTACCGGAGCGTTGGCGGCTGTCGACACAGGCGGAGGGATATTCGCATGGGCAAATCCAGAAGCAGGAGCAATTTTGGTCCAGCATGTAGTCCTAAATGTCACGACCAAAACTACCGGAGCGTGTTCCATTGACGTTGGTACTACTGCCACCAATGCAACAACCTCTAGCGATACCCTAATTGATGGAAAAGATATTGCTGCCGCAACAGGCATCTTTACCAATGATGAAAGTGCAGGAACAAATGGTAAGCCATTCAAGCGACTGGCATCCGGTAAGTGGGTAACTGGTTCGATGGTAGCTGGTGGAGCAACAGCAGGGCTTGCTGGCACTTACGAAATATATTACACAGCACTATAGGGGGCTTAATCGCCCTCTTCTTTTTAGGAGTTGAATTAATTGCAAGAATCTCAGATAGACACCTCAACAACAGAACGCCAACTACTCTACGACATCCGCACAGAATCAAGAAAAACAAACGAGCTATTATACGTCCTCGTTTCAAACGTGATCGAAAATCACAACTCTTCAAACGACTTGTTGTCTCAACTTCTCGCAGTCCTAAGCCCAATCGCGAAGGGCTTAGAGCAAAGAGAAGTTAAGGCAGTAAAACAGAAACCAATAGCTAAAAGGGGGAAAGCAAATGTCTCGACTAAGTGATGCACAAGGGCGTGAGGTAAAATTAGTCACTGATGATAAAAATTCTATTCCGGTATACCCCGTTGATGGAAATATTCCCATGGTTCTAGTGGACACAACCAGAGGGATAGGCGACTTGCTGGCCGCCAATGCAACGTATTCTTCACCCGTTGTTGACAGGCCTGAACAAGAGCTACCGGATGGCTATATGAGGGTTTGGGTTCTTGCTGACCAATCCGGAACTCTTTACTTGGAAGAAAGTTATAACAATGTAAACTGGGCCACAACCTCAACGATGGTGGTATCGGCAGGGGTTTCCAATATTTTAGTTTGGACAAAATTAACTCGGCGTTATTCAAGATGCAGATACGTAAACGGTGCCACGCAACAAGGCAGCTTTATAATGATTCACTACACAATGGGAGTTGGCGTTACTCCTACTAGGATTGAGGATGGCGATAACCTTACCCTTGGAGCCAAAAATGATACAGCAGTTACATTGCCTACGGCATCAGGGACACTGATTGCTCTTACAAAAGGTTTGTTGAAACAACTTCAGGGCACAGGAACGAGTTTAACAAATCTTCGCAAAATAGGAGATTACACAGCACAACAAACCGCTGCAGCTCTATGGACTCCGGCTAGTGGCAAGAAATTTGCCATAACAGATATTGTTGCAAGTACGGCAACAGCAGGAACGATCACGTTGTTGGACGATTCCACAATTATACGCGAGTACAAGCTTGGGGTTAACGGATTAGTGGTGGAGAGCGTAAATTCCCCGGATGTCTCTGCAACTGCGGATAATGTCTTGAAGGTTACAACTTCAGGAGCCTTGGATTGCTTTATTGTGGTAAAGGGGTATGAGGTTTAAGGGCTAGCTAGTGCCCTTATTTTTATGAAAGGAGGAAGTTGCTTGAATGTATCCGAATTAAGGAAATTGGTTAAAAAAATCATCAACTCCTACAGTGCTGATGGTGAAATATTGCCATTATCCGACAACGCAGATGTGGATTTAGTTATAGTTGACCACCTAAATACCGCCTATTACAAGGCTATTGAGTTTGACAAAATAGAGTCGGTCTATTCCTTCACTCAAAATGCTATCCCTAATTTACTGAGCGTTTACGAATCGTTTAATCTATTGCAACACTTGGATCAAGACTTAACTATTTCTGCCACAGGTGTTAAGAGTTATACATTCGAGATTGACCACCCGGCAACAATCTATATCGAGGAAAATATTGGAGGGGTGTGGACTAATCTTGATACCCTTACCATAACCGGAATAACCTCATTCACTGAATACAAGGGTTTAGTTAATCCTTCTAATGTCGCCAATGTGGTTCAGATTCGTTTTTCAGGAAGCTATATCTATAACATCCGCAGGACGGCTCTCTATGGTTATACGTTCGCGTCAGTAGGAGATATACCATCATTCAAGCCCTATATGAAATACCAACTCCCTGACGATTACATCCGAATGAACAAGGTAGTTCGTAATTCGGATGATCGATTGAATGAAGAGATGATAGATTACAGGGTTGAGAAAAGAAATTTAGTTATTAATTATTTCTATAATGGGTCATTCGATTCCTATTATTTCTCTAGGCCAAATCCATTAATACTCGATACAGACACACCTCTTATTCAGCCACAACATCATCCATACTTAGCTTACTTTGCGGCGGGTGAATGGTTAATAGCAAGCGGAAGGCAAGCTGACGGGGTATTAAGAATTAATCAGTTTGATAATTTTATGAGGGAATTAAAGCCTGTCATAGACGAGGTGAATGGGACTATCGAAAATAGCTCTGGTTGGTAGTGAGGGGGTGATAAATTGGCCCAACTAAAAGTACCTAGTTTCAAAAATACACAAGCAGAGTTAACCTATTCTGATTTTTCCGGCGGCTTGAGCTACTTATTGAATCCTAGTTTGATAAATTCTAACCAAAGCCCTGAACTTCAAAACTGCCGTGTGAGGGATTTTACCCTAAGCAAACGCCCCGGCTACTCCCGTCTATACCCCACATCCCTCGGCGTAGGCAGTATCAACGGCATATCCCCATACATCAAGGCGTTAGGAACTAAATTTCGCTTAATCGCGTGGAGCACAAAGTTATTCACTCAAGAAAACAATGATCAACCCGTCGAAATCAAGTCGGGCCTAGCAAGCGCTAAGGCTTCTTTTTTTGTCCTCAGCAATACCCTGTACATGAAGAATGGGACTGACTATATCTCCTTTAACGGTACTACCTGCGCTGATGTCGTCGGGTACATCCCCCTAATTCTCGTCGGACGTTCACCAACAGGATCACCAAACTATGGGACCCCAAATGAATCGTTCAACATCATATCCTCCGGCTTTCGTACCTCCTTCTCTGCAACAGGCACAGTAACGGCCTATACCCTCCCATATACCTCTCTCGACGCAACAGCCATCACAGCCATGGTCAACGGCGTAGCAATGGTCGAGACAACCAACTTCACGGTCAACCGAACAACAGGCGTGGTCACATTCAATATCGCCCCTGCTATTGGAACGGACAACGTCATAATTACAGCATTCAAGGCATCCCTCACAACCCCTGCGCTAATTCTTAACTGCAAACACGCCGAGGTCTACGGTGGCAAAACAGAAGCGACAGTATTCTTCTCCGGAAACCCCAACTACCCTGACTTAATATGGCACTCTCGACTTTACGGAGAAAATTACAACGCCGATTACTTCCCGGATGATGCAGTACAAAAAGTACCGGGCAATGTCGCAGGACTAGCTCACATCTTCGACCTACTCTATGTTTCGCACAGCAAGGGTCATGGATACCTCTCCTATGCAGATGGCACATCCTACCCCATATTCCCCTATGCTGACATCAATCTCGAAAAGGGCAGCGACATACCTGGTTCCATCCAAGAGGTCGAAAACACGGTTGTATGCGCTTCTACAAGCAACGGAGTAATGCAAGTCCTGTCCAATACCACTGTCAATAATAGACTATCCATAAACGACATAAGCGATCTAGTAAATAAGTCAGGCTCGGGCAGAACAGACTTAGGCATCCTCCAAGAAGGTAATTTAACCAATGCGGTATCCTATAATCACGATGGCTACTACGGACTCTGCATTAATGATGTTTGCTATGTTTGGGATTACAAACTTAACGCATGGCTATTCGACACTAATATTCCTGCATCATGTTTTACTGTAATCGACAACACGCTTTGCTTTGGTAGTAACACGGACGGAATCGTTTATCAATTTGACCCGTTAATTGCGAATGATGATGGCGTGGCTATTGACGCATGGTACGACTTGCGAGAGGAATGCGCAGGAACGCCAAATATGGTTAAGGTTATTAATAGGGTAAATCTAGTTGCAAAGCCTATGAATAGAGCATCAACTCTTCTCTCCTTCCGTTCACGCAAAAGTAACAGTGATGTAGTTTTGGCTATGCAAACGAGCGCATTTAGCTTCGTTGGATTCTGCTTTGTTAATTTCACATTCAATACATCGTTTTTCCCTGTGCTAAAAAGGAAGCGAATGTCAAAACGAGCGAACTATTTTCAGTTTAGATTTTCCAACAATGTACTTGACGAGGGGATGAGCGTTATTTCTCTCAACATTGAGTACGACAAGGGATCGGAGGTTAGGTAATGGCGTTTCCATTAATGGATGATTTCGTATTTGATTTTGAGGCACAGACTGATTATCCGAATTGGACTCCTGCACAGACAAAGGAGTACATGAATGCTCGTGGTGAAGAATTGAGGGTAGCATTAAATGCAGTAGCTAATCTTCTCAATGCCACAACGAGCGATGCCAGTGGTGCTGACAATATCGGCATACCTGAAACCATAGCAGGTAGCGGAACAAACGTAAGAGATAGGGCAGATTGGCTGTATTCCCAAATTGTTGCCGCAATATTGGGGGCAATACCGGATGGTTCATTAACCACGATTAAGTATGCCGATGGTTCCGTAACGGCGGCTAAGTGCGCGGCAGATGTTGCTACACAGGATGAGTTGGATGTTTTAGCAGGGGTAGGGCGAACGACTGAAACCGTTAAGGGTGTTGCTGATGATCTTACTGAACATCAGACAAATGATATTAAACACGCACCCGATGCTATTGGAACAGTAGGGCAAGTTCTTGCAGTAAACACAGAGGAAACCGCAACAGAATGGAAAACAATTACGATATCCGATGCTTCCGACACCGTGAAAGGAATAGTTGAACTAGCAACAGCAGAAGAAGTTACAATTGGAACAAGCACAACTTTAGCAGTAACTCCAGCAGGGGCAAAAGTTGAGCTTGATAAAAAGGCTAGGATCGTAAGTAGCACATATACAGGAAATGGATCTGCTTCTGACAGGACTATATCTTTGGATTTCACACCTTCCTTAGTAATGATAATGCTTGTAAATGGTTCTTATGTTGGAATATCCAATGCCAACTCAAACTCTCAGCAAAGGCTAGGATTCTTTACAAGTACAGGTTCCGACAGTAGGACCACTGACTCACAGTCTGGATTCTATTGTACTACTAACGGTTTTGTTCTTCATTATCCAGGGTCTGTTAATAATATGAATGCCAATGCTACAACTTATCGTTATGTTGCTATAGGATAGGAGGTTACGAATGTATACGATAATTAACTCAGCCACAGGAGAAGAAATCCATTACCACAATATGTTTAGAAATCCAGATATTTTCCCTAATCTAGAATTAGGAGAAAACGAGAAAGTGGCATATATACCAGATGAATTGGTGTCTACGTTACAAAGTTCTCAAGAGTGCATCATAGCTGTGGATGAAGAGGGAACGGCAACATCTATAACGGTTACGAAAACGATGGAACAATGGCGACAGGAAAACCCATTACCAATTCCACCAAAATCAGACGCAGAAAGAATAGTTGGGCTTGAAAATACTATTGTTGGTCTAATGGATGTAGTCATGATAATGCAAATGTCTCAATTATAGAAGGGAGGTGATCACATGTATTATTCCTTTATCTTAAATATGTGGGTTATGGCTAAAATCACGGCTACAAAAGTACAAAGTTATGTTCCTTTTTACATTACTCAAGCTGAATGCGACATGATTTTAGCCACGCCGCAAGTTCCGCAAGCAATGGCGGTAGTTTAATTTAACCAAGGGTAAAGAATGGACCGTATGGTCTTTTTTATTTGCCCTTCCTCAACGAATGCATAGCGAATGCTTTTAAATATTTTTGCCAATTTCCCACAAAGGAGGTAACACATGGCATACACCGACCCAACAGGCAGAACAACAAGAACGGCAGACGAAATAAGGAAAGCTAGTATTGCGGCTGCTCAGGCAAGCGGCACAAGGAATTTATATGACACACCAACCACTACTGCCGACAGATTAGCAGGAAGTGGTCTGGCTGAAAGCGGGCCACCCGCCAGAATACCTGGTGTTCCTAATCCAAACAGCACTCCGGAGGCAACAACCCCCGATACGACCACTCCAGCCACTACCCCTGAGACTACTACACCCACTACGACAACGCCAACAACTCCAACAACTCCAACTACCGAAACTACAACCCCCACTACTACTCCTCCTGTCGATTATGCTGCACAAATACAAGCAGCCATAGCAGCAATGCAAGCGACATCCAATCAACAGGCAGAGGCAACAGCAGCGAGAGAAGCGGCAGCAGAAGCGGCAAGACAGGCAGAAGCAGAGGCAATAAGAGTACGCCAAGCTCAGGCGCTTGCAAACCTAAAGACTACGATGGAGGGTCAATTAGCAGCGCAAGTCGGGACATATAACACCGAACGAGCAAAGATACCAGGTCAAACTGAAACCGCGAACAATACGGCATCATCTACAGGAATGGTTAATGCCCAACATATTCGCAACGCCTTATCTCAAATGGGGTTACTGCAATCAGGAGAATCGGCAACGCAACAATTGGCCAACAACTCTAATACCGCCAATAACATCAATGCCAATAATCTCGCCGGGCAACAACTCGACGCAAGTTATGCCGATAAGATAGTGGCTGCTCAGGCTCAGGCTGCTGTTGATTACAATACGGCTGCTTATCAGTACGGCAGGGATGCTGTAGCGGATAACCAATGGCTGGTAACATCAGGACAAGCTCAACAGCAAATTTCTAACCAGTCCTCACAGTTCGCTCAATCCCTTGGTATGTCTCAGCAACAATTAGCGGCTACGATAGCTCAGAACGGAGCGCAGAACTCTCTTGCTCAGGCCGGACTTGATCAGAATGCTAGTCAGTTTGCGGCACAACTTGGATTGAGTACACAGCAATACTACTCCGGGTTGCAACAATGGGCATTGAATTATAACGCTTCAGTTGGTCAACAAGAGTTTGAGAACGGCATTGCGGTTGGTAATACAACGGGTAATTATCCGGGTGACGTTAGTACTGGGACGGATAGGGTTGTTGTTAATCCTGATGGAACTATTAGTATTGTCCCTGTGGAGGCAACTGACCCTGTTGAGGAAACTCCGACCACTGATGTTGTTGACGCGTCAGGGAACATAACTCCTGACCTCGAAGGAACTACTACAGGGAAGACAGGTACTGAGTGGAAAAACTATGCCATAGTAGGGCCGGGAACTAATGCTCCTGTCACCAATGCTGGAGGGTATGCTCTGACTGGCTATAGGTTGACGTACACCTCTCATGGTAAGAAATACTACGCTCCTATCTATGCCGACCAGTTACCGGCAGGTGTTGTTCCGGCCGGATCGACAAAGATTGGGACGAGAGATGACGGGATACCTCAGTATAAGAATGTCTAAGAAAGGATGATTAGTATGCCTACAATTGATCCAAATAGGCCGGGATACTATACGGACGGTACACCTATACCGGGGGCTACTGGACAAGCTCCTCAAGCAGGGTATCCTATCGGAACGAATATAAATAGCTCGACTCCTGTTCAGGATCCTGCCGTAACCCAAAGGGCTGATGAGATAAGGAGTGTGGCTGGAAATGTGCAGCCTATTAGTAGGCCGGGCAATCCTTATAATGCTCAGGGGTCTAAGGTGACTCATATAACTGCTGACAATAAGACGGTTGATAGCGGAAGAGGGGCGTACGATTATTATGGGGTTCCTACTTTAGCATCAAGGGCACAGGGCAATGAGCAATATGAGTTTCAAGAGAAGTTGAAGCAGTGGGAGAAGGAATTTGAGGAAATGAAGAGGCAGAACAAGTTCGGGAATGCGGTGTCTGCTGCAGAAATAACTAGGTGGGCACCGAGCGCCATAACTGATA